CCTGAATAACGGTTGTTCCACCAGTTCCAGGAGAAGCAGTAAAATCAAAAAGTTCAAATCCAAAATCAGGATTTGTTTTTGCAGTTCCAGCTGTTGTGTATCCAGCAACAGAACTATCTTGCCAATACTTTAGAACTCTGGTGTTTGCATCCCAAGAAATGACCTGACCAACCGCAGTTGATCCGACACCAACTGTTTGGCGAATTCTAGAGTCGTTTGTAAAAGTAGCTGCTGTAACACCAGATCCTGTAAGTCTGATTGCATAGACAGCACTCGCTTGAGTCTTTGTCAGAATAGAATCAGATCCATATGATGTAGGATCCTTAACGAGACCCACACGTGCAAACTGGTTACCAGTCACAAAGTCGGGATCAGACTCATCATTTTCAATTCTAGAATAGATGAGAACACGAGTGGCACCAAGTTCTCTATAAATGTCAGCACCATGTCCTCCCTGCGGGGGAATTAGAACAGTAAATGACGCATCAGTGCTTCCAGATGTATTTGTAACACCAGCTGCTTCTAAGTCAACGGTTCCGTATGTGTAGTTATCTCCACCAGACGTTACGCTGATTGTTTGAATCTGTCCGGAGGAATTAACATCTACTGAGCACTTTGCACCAGTTCCGTTACCTTTGATAGGAACATCTGTATAAGTAGCAGCATTACCATAACCTGCTCCTCTATTATTAATGATAATATTTTTCAGTTGATTGCCAGACAGAGCAGCATTTCCTCTTACTGAAGCAATGTTTGCATTTGTAGAGGTTGCCCAGTCATCTGGAACAGGAATAAAGTTGGTCGATTCAAATTTTACGAGATCACCAGGACTAATAGTATAAAGATATTTCCAAAGATATCCGTCACCACTTGTTCCAGCCGCTTTAGGTTCTAAATCAGTATGAACTGGTTCATCAAGAGATGGTTTGCCGAGAAGATTATCAGGATCAGTTCCATTTGCGATACAGATATAAACTCTGAAATCGCTATTCATTACATAATAGTTTGAACCATAGAGGTTTGACGAACCGGTCTGCGCTGCGGTGTTATTCCTACTATAGTCGTGCCTGTAATAATCGTAAGAGTTTCCTGATGTCCAGGTTAACTTACGAATCACTCTTTTCACATCACCTGCATTGATTTTTTTCAATGCAATCATGGTATCCCAATATCTATCTTCCTCCAGGAAAGAATCAATCGGATCTGGAGTATTGGTATTCCAATCTGACTGAACATCCGTTGCGTTCGGAAGATTAATAAAACTATAATAACTATTCGTGGTCGTCTTGACCCCTGCCGCAAAGTTTGCAGCGTTCAAAATACGCAATTGATCAGTGATAATCGCAGACATCTCTGGCCTTTTTTCCTTTATTTAGTACGAACGTTTGACGTTCTTGATTCTCCTAATTACCGGAGCGGTTGACAGACCTGTAATACCGTTTGAGTTAACAATATTGAAGGCATGTGGATCAGAATCTCTGACAACATTAGTCATTTTTCCGAAACTATATCTTCCGAAGAATTCACTAGTTCCGACCGATACACTATCAGTTGAAGAAACACTGACTGTGACTCTTCTCACTGCAGTTGATCCGACTCCCACATTAGGAACAAATCTTTCAATGGTTTCAACTGCAACAGCCTCATAGATATTATCTATAAAGGTTGTTCCAATACCAACTGTGCTAATGCCTGCTGCATCTTGATAAGAAGTAGAACCAGATCCAGTGTTTGTGTCATAAACATAGAAGAAGTCGCCAACACCAATACCAGAAATTGTAACCGCAGTTCCAACTCTATCAGTGTCTCTCATCAAATCATCAACGTAAAGATCAAATACAAGACCAGTCAGAGCAACACCAGCGAGTGCGGTTGCTGCAATGCCAGCAATAATTCCAAAGTCTCCAGTTACTGTCGGATTACCGAGAGTATCAGCAATGCCTGTAGGTTCGCCAATAAGAACGAGAGGAGGGGTGGTATTTGTATAACCAGTTCCTGCTGTGTTGACTGTAAGTCCACTTACTGTTCCGGCAGCACTAATTGTTGCAGACGCAGTTGCAATGGCAACAACACCCGAATATGTGCTAATGGAAACTTGAGGAACTGCAGTGTATCCAAGACCAGCATTGGTCAAGTCAAGTGAGATTGTGCCAGTGTCTGAAACAATCGCAGTTGCAGCTGCAGCAATCTTAGGGGTATCTTCATCGACAAGAATTAAATTGAGATCATCTCCACTAAATCCTTCCTCATCATCATTGAAGAACGGACGAATACTTTCTACAAACAGAGTTGTAGATCCAATACCAACGCTTTGAATAATTCTGGTGGTCGGTGTAATTGCAGACTCATTAATGGTTCTTGCTTTGGAGATGTATTTTCCGTTCACAATAATGTCATCTTTTTGCTTACACCATGTCATCGGTCTCTCAAGGTTTGTATCAGTTGTGATACCAGGACCAAAGTATTGAACTGTTCTGATAGTGTCAGAAGTAGTAATACCTGTGACTAATCTAAAGTTTTGATCAAGACCAAATGTTTCAGTTCTTGTGGAATCATCACGCAGTCTTACAGTGTCTCCTGGTTTGACCGTTTCAATAACATCAACAAAAATTGAGTCAGCTGCAGATCCACGGAAGTAGAGAATCTTCAGTCTATCTCCCAGTTTAGGTGCCTCAGTGAAGTCAAGAACACTACCACCATTAAACTTATAAGCATTACCAGGTTCTTGCAGAATATCATTAATAAAGATAAGAAGATTATCTTGAATTCTGATTGGCGAACCAGGTGCTGATCTCAGAGAGAGGGGAACACCATTTTCTTTGATTTGGAAAGATTTCTTAACTCCATCAAAGAATCCACTAAAGTCATCAAGAACTTGAAGTTCACCAAACGTCCAACCAGCGAACTTATCATTATGAATCTGATCAACAGTGATATGGAACTCTTCAAAAGTAGCAGTAGGATCTGTGGGAATACCAGTTGCACCGCCAACAGGAACTGTCAGAATATCACCGATATCATAGTTGAATCCAGAGTTAGCAAGAGTAAACTGAATTACACTGCTACCTTGTCCAACAAGAATGTCAACTTTTGCATTCTGTCCGCTTGTGGATGATCCACCGGCAGCCACCAAAGGAATGTTGTCATATCCAGCAGGAGCATCGATGAATACTGACGGAGGATTGGTGAAAGTATATCCAGTTCCAGGATTGGTGACGGCAATACTTACAATGTGACCACCCGTAATTGTTGCTGTTCCAATCGGAACAATGTTGGGGAATCCAGCAGCACCAGATGTTCCGACGCCAACATTTACAGTTTGAATACCAGAACGATATCCAGAACCACTATTGCCAATAGAAACTGAGAGGACAGTACCAAAACCAGAAATTACTGCTGTTCCACCAGCACCGATCAGAGGTTGATAACCAAATCCTTCAGTAGAACCAGCTTGAGCAATGATACCACCTCTAGGAATAGATCCAACATTTACATCATAGAACTGTGATGTAGCAGTTCCTGTAAATGTAACGGAGGAGATACCGCTTGCGTGCTCACTGAAGTCATAATCTGTTTCCGGACCCTGGAAAATTTCGTTGATCAAAATGACACCAGCGTTAGTTGAGAATCCAGTGACATCATTACCAGACTCTTTCAGTGTGAATGTTTTGGCGATTCCAGTAAAGTCTTTAGACAGAGAATCAAACAGTTTATTCTCACTGTAAGCTTCGGTTTGACCTGTTCCTGCATTTCTAACAAACGCCCTTCCTTGGAAGGTTGAACGAGTTGTCAGACCAGTGTACCCTTCATTTCCATAAGGTGGTTCAATAAAGTTTAGAGAGTTTCCAAGAATATTATAATTACCCTCAAACTTAGTAACAACTGCGCCATTAGTATGAACACCAAGCGTGCTACCCAACCAACCTCTGTCAACCAAAAGTCCATCAGTTACTGCATATCCAGTTGCCCTGATTCTCATATACTCTTCATCGATACGAATCAAGTCTCCACCAATGAACTTATCAATTCCACTGATTGTTAGATCAGGTTGTGAGGCATTGATTGTTGTCGTAAGACCAACTGTGATACCAGTAGAAACAATAGGAGACTGAATATTATTATCAAGAGCGATGATACACTTGGTATTTGGTTGCAGTGAAGTAATTACATGAGAGTTACCTGTTCCAACCGTTGCAAAATCATGAGTTCTTGATGGTTGAGCTAAGGCATCAGCAGCAGTTGGGGCCAACTTGATGAGGTCTTCAGTGAGTTTTACGACATAAGAAGTTGTCCCAATAACACCACCACTTGTTGTGATACCACCTCCATTATAAGAATAGTGAATCTCCTCACCAGTGACCAAGAAGTGATCTGGCAACTTGATCGTGTTTGCAGTCAGATCGATGGTGGTTCCATCTTCTGCATCAAAGATCTTACGGAAGATGGGTCTACCTCTGTGTTCAAGATCAAATTGTCTCTTAACAACAGCGAGAGTTCCCGTATAAGTTCCTTCCCCAGAACGGAACTGGCCCATGCTCGTAGTTGTTCCAATACCAGCAGTTGAAAGACCAGTGGTTATTGTGTTTTCTACTGCTTGACCCAGAACACGAACCTTAACAGCTGTATTTGCATTGGGTGTGTAGTAGATATTGAACTGAGAACCGGAATAACCAAAACCAACAGTTCCAAGGGCAACTTGTGTTCCCGCAGCATCAGACTCGGTTGAAACTAAACCATATTCGAGTCCATAGGTTTCAGGCAGAAGACCCGTTCCATCGATCGAATTAACAACAAGACATTCTGTAAGATTCTTGAGGTGTGGATTGTTTTGATCCTCCACACTGATTAAGAAATGACCAGCTTCATATTCTGTGCTTGTAAATCCAGCAACGTTATTTTCGCCTGGAGTTGCTGATGCAGAAATAGCGGTGTAGAAAGAGGACTTAAGTCCATCGACAAAAGTAATTGAACCGATTCCGGTTGAATCTCCCAGAGTCGTTTCAACAACACTAACATCACAAGACTGTGCAATTCCTGCGTTCGGATAGAACACGAGGTTAGCAAGATTGTTAGCAACAGTTACACCAAACGATCCTAGTCCAACGCCTGTCGAGAGAACTGAAAATTCAACATATCCTGTATTTGTTGCAGCTGCACCAGCAGTAATGATGTTGAGTTCAGAGTGTTGATGAGTGGAAACACCATTAGCGGTATGTGACAACTCAACTGTAACTTTGCTACCCATAGAGGTAGTGGTGATACCAAGGACAGTTGTTGCTGCACCAGCTGTTGTTATGGTGGTGAAACCAGATACAACGGCAAGATCACCAATAGTTGTTGATCCAATACCAACGTCTCCATCAATTGCAGAGATATTATTAATATCAAGTGAAATGAAGTCAAAGACGTAATTGTTTAACTCAAACTTGGTCGGATAGAAATCGAGTTCTCCAAAACCACCATCAAACTTAAACTCAAAAGATCCAAGATATCCTTGAGTGTCCATGCTGTACTGGTTGAGTGCAATCTCAGAACCATCATGAACAATATTGATAAATCCAGTTTGCGTTTCAGCGGTGAATCTTGTGTCTTTTACATGATAGAAATATCTGTGAGCTCTAAATCCAGTAAGTCCATTCTGGAAAAAATCAACAGTCTCGAACGGATCAGTTCTTGGTTTACTGTTAAAAGTATCTCCGAAATCATCAATCGACAATGCTCTGTTACTTCTTGCCTCAATGTAGTCAGTAAGAACTTTGTTCTCAAAAACAATATCTTTAGAGATTGTAATTCTATTATCTGTGCTTGCACCAGCAACCTGAACTGTTAGTTCTGTCGTGTTGTCAAAGTCAAAAACACAATCAGTATCATACACAGAAATCAAGTCTGTCTTGATGCTTACTTCTTGACTACCGCCTGCGCTGGCTCCACCACCGCCTCCACCACCCCCTGCGCCGGGGTCGGGGAATCCGTCACCACCATCACCATATGCACCTTCTCCTTGCTCGTCAGCGTTAGCAGGGCGACCGGCAAAAGACTCAATTTGCATATCAGAGAACTTCTTGAATCCGCTGGTATGTGTCAGTTCAGAAACTACATCTTTCCAATCTTCATATTGTTTTGGTGACTTGATTGAATATGCAAATGCCTGATAATAATCATTATCATGAACTCTTTGTCTAGAATCATTCAAGAATCCAGTGACTCTTTGGAATCCTTTTCTACTTTCAGATAGAGGTTCAACATCAAAGGAAGAATCAAAAGATTCAATGGCAAAAACATTACCAACCTGAGTTGATGACTCGCCTTCAATATTTTTGCCAGATTCAAATGTATCACCAGTTTCAACTCTAGCTGTATTGTTGTTTGGATTCCATCCAACTATCTTACCAACCTTTCTTCCGGTGTCAGTATCCTGGAAGATAGTTTCTCCGATTCTAAAGTTTCCTTTCTCAGTTACTGGATTAAATCCTGGGAAATCTTTTTCTGGAATAATTCTTCCAGCAGAATTGTCTGGATCATAGGTCCCAGGATTATCATTATCGAGAACAAAACTGACCGTAGGATCAGCACCACCCAATTTAGGATCAACGGCAGAAACAACGAACAGATCATAATCATAGAGATTGGAATTATATCCATATCCAGTAGAGGCAATTCCAACACCCTCTACAAGAACTCTATCACCAACGGCAAATGGGAATCTCTGTCCAGTTGAATAATCAGTGTCAAGGGTGATTTCAACAGTGGCCGTTGAAGTGGTAAATCCAATCGTTTGAATACCAACTCCATTTGAATTGTTGATTGGAATGATCTGAGGATCGGGATCCTGAAGTCTCTGAGTGTTCTTAATGATAGTTACTTCGCTAACACCGACTGTTCCAGAAACTCTACCTTCGAGTTCCATTTCATCGAGAATGGTTCCAGTGATTCTATCTCTTACAACAAAGTCAGGTGCTGTGATGTAATTTTTACCTCCGGAGTTAAGTCCGATGTTTGCGATAGTTCGATACCTATCAACTTTAAAGAGGGTAGGAAGAGCACCAGAAGGACGGAGAGTCCTATCAAATGGGAACTCATAACCAGGATCATCAATTTGAGTTGATTTTACATCACCAATTGAATTGCTTTCAACTCTCAGAATCGCACCATTTCCAAATGAAGTTGTGGCTGAACCAACATACTTTCTTGATACTGTAGTGATACCTGGGATAGAATTGTATCCGAATCCTGCATTAGTTACTTTTATGTTTGCAATCGCTCCAAGAGCACCAGCAGAAGTGGTTGTATAATCAAGATCAGAATTTACAGAAGTATATTTTGCAGACTCTGGTTCAGAAGGAATATTGAAACTAAAGGTTGTAGAACCAATTGAAGAGACTTTAAATGGACCATTATATTGAGTCGTATGTAAGACAATTGATCCATAGTTATCAACGGTCTCA